GAGCTCAGGATCGGGAATATCTCCGCTGGAATCCTGTGAGCCGACGGGCTCGGCAAGAAGCGCTGCCACCTGCGCGTCCGTGAGATTCGGTGCAGCAATGCGCAGCAGCGTTGCAGCAGCTTCTGCGCTGATCGCTCCGCCAACATGCTGCGCGATGATCCCCATAAGCGGAGCTGGATCGGCGACGACGTCAGCCTGCGACGCCTCCATGAGGATGCGATCGGCCGCAACATCATCGCTTTTGTCGAGCCCAGCAATTTCGCGCGCTTCGTTGACGCTTGCGAGGTTGGACGCATTCAAGGCAATCGCACGCTGAACTTTCGCGTCGCTGTCTTCGCGCATCGCGGGGATCTGCGACAGGTCGTGCTCGAAATAGAGACCCTCACGCTCGGCGTCAGGCCATTCCGCGTGAAGCAGGGAATACGTAAGTTCTTCGGCGATGAAGTCGCATTCGTCGACCGCGAACAGGTCCCAGAGAGAGCGCATCTGAACCCCGGCATTGGCCAGCACGGACGCATCGCGGAAGTCACCGGCGGCAGCGGGAGGGACGCGATACGGAGCCATGATTTCCTTGGCGATGCGATGCATTCGCTCTTCACGCTGCATTTCCGTCGCGCTGAATGCATCCGCGCGATAGTCGAAGCCCGCGCTTACGTGCATGTCGCGTCCCGCGTTGTTCGGATTTTTGCGCCAGCGATCCCATTCCATGCGCGCGCGCTCGAAATCCGCAGCGATGGTTCCGTTCGGGTGAATGACCATCCCGCCCTTCTGTCCGCCGCGTTTGTCGATGCTGGCCTGCGCAGTGTCCGCAAGGTTGTAGCGATTGATCGCGTCGAGCGCCGCGCTCGTCGGACTGTCCGCTTCGACGTCTCCGCTCAGCGAAGGGTAATGAATGTCGATGACGTCTTCACGACGCACGAGTGTGTTCGTCGGCAGCCAGGTGAACCCCTTGATCCATTCGCGCGCATCTTCCTCGACTTCCAAGAAATTCATCGGCAGGATGTAGAGCTCACGGATGCCGCCGACGCCGCGCACTTTCTGAATTACGCATCGACCGTGCAACGAGAGCTGCTGCTCAATCCCGCGACGAAACGAGCGCGCGTTGAGGTTGATCGGATTCACGACGCGGAGCAAATCAATTACCGGATGCTCCATGACTTCCTCGCGATCGTCGCCGCGTCCGCGATACAGTTTCATGGGAGCCTGCGCGATTGCGGCCATGCGCGCCTGCACGCAGTTGTATGCCCAGACGTTGTGCTTCACTGCGCCGACGCGACCCGTGGGGGAATCCCCGTATTCGCCGTTCTCCGAAACTGTGTCCGTCGCCCAGACATTGCCCCACCAGATCGGCTTTCCCAATGCCTTCGTTGCCGATCGTCCGAACAGTTTGTCGAATATCCCCATGTCACCCTCCGAACATCGGCATGCTTCCGCATGCTGACCATGCAAGCGCAAGCGACATTACCGTGTCGTCATGCACCCCTTCCGGTGCGCCGTAGCGCATCTGACCGCTGGGGAGTCGTTCAGCTTCGTACGCTTCTAGTTCCTCGATCAGCGCACGATCTTCGTAAATCGCAATGCTGCGATGATCGAACGCCGCCGCAAGCCCCTCGATTATCGCGGCTTTTGAAGCGTTGTTCGTGTTGAAATCTCGCACGCGGATGTTCTGCGCACGGAGCATGTCGTTGTTCGGCTTGCCCATCGCGTTACTTTCCGCGACGACCATGTAGACGTTGAATCGCTCACACGTTGCAGCAATTCGCGCGCGCTGCAGGCTGTATTCGGTGTTCGTGAATCTGTCGATGTAGACGACTTCGCGCGTCACCTGGTCTACGATCGTGAGCACTGTGTAGTCACCGCTCAGCGCCCAGTCCAGCCCGGCGACGTACGTGCGATCCTGAACCGGCTCGTCAAGTTTCGACGAGCGCACAGCGTCGCGCACACCGCGGAACACGCCTCCGCCGTCGTCGACAAACTCCGCCATCCACTCCTGCCGGAACGTGCGATCGCTGACGGCTTCCCGCGCGCGCTCGAAGGCCTCGCGGATCGTCGGCATGGGATTCGCGGATGACGGCGCTTGGAAGGATGCGATGCGTTCCGAGTGCTGACGGCCCTTCAGCCACTCGCGGTAAAACCAATTCCGCCCTACCGGTGTGCTGATGAGCATCGCGCGTCCGCCGCGATCGGCAAGCGTCGGCTGAATCACGTCCGTCCACGATTCTTCCGAAACGCGCGATGCCTCGTCGATGATGACGAGGTCGAACGACATGCCGCGCATCGCGTCCGGATTGTCGGCCGAATACACGAACAGCGATCCCCCCGACGGGAATACGATCTCGCGCTCACTCCTGCGCACGGTGAGCTTGTGTGCCACAGGCGCAACTGCTTTCTCCGCAGCACGCCACAGTGGACGGCTGTTGCGATACGTCGGCGCGATCCATGCGACGGTCGCGCCGAGGTCTGCACAGGAGAGAGCGTAGGACGTGGCCATGAATGACTTACCCCACCGTCTCCCCATCGCCACGATTTTGAACCTCGCCGGGTTCCCGATAATGTTCAGCTGATCGGGCCGCAAGGGAGGCAACAGCGGCTTCGTGGTTGAAGACGGTATTCTTGATTTCGATTGCTTCGCCATCACGCCCGCTCAACTCCTGCTGCACGCGGTCGCTGTAACCCTTGCGGGTCTTCTCGTACCACACGATCGCGCCCAAGTTGCCCTTGCGGACAAGCGCCATGAGCTTGGACGACACTGCCGCGTGCGCGCGCTGCTTGCCTCTTTTGATGGCTTCGGCATATTCCGCATATTGGTTTTTGCGGCGGCCCAGCGTGTCGATGGAGATGCCGAGGCGTGCGGCAACCTCGCCTTCGGTAAGCCCGTCGGCGGCCGCTTCTTCCACTTCTCGGATGTCAATCTCAATCGGTTTCCTGCCGCGCTTCGCCATTTGCTGCTACTCCTACTCTCAATGCCACTTCATCACGCTTGTAGCGCATTAGCTCCGTTGCTGCTTCAATCGCGTGTTCTGGCAAATCGAGAGTAACGCGAATGCCACCGTCTACGAGGGTCTGCACCTTGTAGACGATGGCGTCGAATGCGATCACGATCGCCGCCCCTTCCAGAAGTCCTCCAGGACGCCGACAAACCTGCGCACGTCGTATCCCTGCCAGTTCGGGTGATATCCGAATTGGAAGATGCACGCGCCGTCCATGACGACCGGAAGGCCGCGGCGATAGCCGATCCACCACGAGCACCACTTCGCGAACTGGTCGTCGGAGTAGCCGGCCCAGTTGAAGCCACCGGCTCCAGCTTCAACGCCGGTTTCACCGCTGGTGTGAATCACGCGCTTGTCGCCTCCGCACTGCGTCCAGAACGAGCTGTCGCGTCCCTCGAACCATTCAGGCGCGATCATCGGCGCATCCGTTGGCGGCGCATCTGACGTGCGCTTGCCCTTCGTGTAGAGGTGCCATCCGATTTTTACGCGCGCGGAATTCTGGATCGCGAACTGGTAATAGGTCTCGCGGAACGCCTTCACGATTTCGGGATTCGTGATATCCGGCGTGCCGTGCGAAAACTCACCGATGACGATTTTGCGACTGGAATCCTTGGCCCACATGGCCTGCGCGAATGCGCGCTCGTATTCGAAACGCTTGCGCAGTTCCTCCGGCGTGCCGTAACCGATCCAATCAGCCTCATTTGCGCAGGTCGTCCACATGTTCAGCGGAATATCGCTCAATCCCGCGCCTGCGTGATCCGCAAGCCACACGGGATCGGGAGCGTTCTGAAACCAGAAACGCGCCATGATCCTGGCATCCGGGTATTGCCGCGCTGCTGATGCTGCACCCATGAGGTTGTCCATGAACAGCACGCTGCGACAACCTCGCGCCAGAGCGTCGATACCGGCCTGCGCATCGTTCAGACACGAAACACCGAGAAGATATTTCGCATGCTTCCAGTCCGCTGGCGCCGGCTGCGGAGGAACGGGTGTGGGTGTCGTCACCCACTGCCAGCCATCCGCGCGCAGGAATCCATCGCCCACCCGCACGCCGCCTACGGTAACCGTGACGCGTCCCCAGTCCATCTTGTCGTCGCCCTTCACGACGCCGAGCACATCGAATTCCTGTCCTGGCTGAA